CTCGTGCTTAGGCGTAGGTTAATTAGCAACGCTTTATAGAATGGAACATTCTGTATCCGGCAATGGTGTACAGGGAGTCGTAACACGAAATCCTGTAGACGGAAGTGTAACAGTGCGTGGTCAGGTGACCGGTCTCGGTCCTGTACCACAGAAAATTATATACATAGCAGCCGCTCCCGTTACGCGTGGTATCGGATTTGCCGGCTCAGGTCAGCCTTACCCCTCCAAAGAAATCGCCTATTCTAATACACCAAACACAGGTATGGTTGAATCTCCCGATGGTAGTTTTACAATTCATCTTAAAGATATTCCTGCCGGCTACTTCAGCGGACTCGGCAGTATCTACATCCCGCCCTGTGTTGATTTCACCTCCTTTACCGCCCAAAAGAAGATGTTTCACACCACGCTGATGATTAATGAGACAGCGGCACCTTGGCGTTGGGGCTCTGGCTCACCTGCCCCCATGAAACCGGAACCAGATAATGTCGATGCTACCGGTCGTGCGATGTACTACTTTGGTCGTGAAGAGTTGCCGCTTTTCAATAACCAAGAAGCACAATTACGTGCTCGTGGTTACCCCGGTGAAATGACAGCACGTGGCTGGCCTGAAGCGGACGACGCAAAGCCTTGGGCGCACGCATCACCGCCATCGTAAGGGCTTAAAAAATTGAATCCTTTCCACTGTACAATTAGATTTGTACACTGAAAATGTCTACTGTTGCTTTATGCGGTGTAGATGCCGACTATGATCGGCTTACTTCCTTCCTTTCTAGTTCAGGTGTAACTGTCGTTCCCTGGGCTTCTAACATTGGGCGATTGATTTGTGGCGGTGGGGCGGGCGGTCGGTGGAAAGTCGCCGAGGCACAGCGACTTAGTATTCCTGTGGTAACGACCGAGTCGGTTTTGGCAGAGGCTCGGCGTTTAGGTGAATTATGGGTGACTCGCTATTCGCCTCGGCGTTTGAAAGAGATGATTGGCGGAACGGGTCCTATTACAGACTTATCGGCATGGCTCAGTGGGTGGGAGGCTAGCGTTGGCGCAGGGGGTGTGCGAGGTGCGTTGGTGACCGGTCCGCCTGGTATCGGCAAGACGACTGCCGTTGGGTTGATTGTTCGCGGTTGCGGCTACGAGTTGATAGAATTCAATGCGTCAGATGAACGCTCGGCGTCCGCTGTGCGCCGATACTTTGATGAGGCGAAACGGAGCGGGTGTGTTGGTCGGCGTCGTGTTGTCGTGATGGACGAAGTGGACGGAATGAGCACTGGTGACCGTGGCGGTATCGGCGAACTGGCGAAGGTGATTAGCGGATGCTCGTTTCCCATCATTTGTATCGCAAATGAGCGTGGAACGCCTCGGTTGCGACCGTTGGCGTCCTGTTGTCTAGATATCCGCTTTCAGCGTCCTACAAAGACGGTAATCGCAAAGGCTCTGTTTGAGCGCGTCGTTCGTGCTGAGAAGTTGGGATATACAGTGGCGCAGCTAGAGGACTTGTGTGAGCGGAACGGAAATGATATCCGCTCGGTTATTAATGCTCTCCAGTTCTCATCGGCGTCGCTTTCGGGCGGTGCTAAAGACGCATTACAGCGGGTGGACGCGTTCTCCGCTACCGGTCGGCTCATCGGTGGTGCTGACCCACGGTCTGTAAAAGAGGAACTTGTCTTTCTGGATTACGGTATGATTCCCCTTATGGTCGCCGAGGGATACATTGCTGCCGCAGGGAAACCTCGCGGTTCTGTCACTCGTCCTAACGACACCGTCTTGATAGGGCGTTGTGCTACTGCGGGTGGCTTTCTAGGCGATTACGATATTCTAGACCGTCGTATTCACGGATCGCAAACCTGGGCATTAATGCCACACGCTGTTTCCGCCGTTGTCTCGGCGGCGACGGCAACCGAAGGCATCGCACCGTTCCAAATCTTTCCATCGTGGCTCGGCAAGCAATCCAAGCGGCTCAAGCATCGCCGTTGGCTGCGGGATATGCGTTCCCGTAGAGTTCTCGGCGGCTCAGGAGAGGGTATACTTGATACACTGGATTCTTTGCGGTCAATGCTCTTTGTAAAAGGAAAAACGGCGTCGGAGATTGTCGGACGACTTGTGGATATCGGGGCTACTCGTGATGATATGCTTGAAACAATCGTGGAAATGACATATAAAGACGACGCGGCACGAGTGGCGCTAGATACGAAGACAAAAGGCGGAATTACACGTGAATGGAAGAAAATAGAGGCAAAGATGACGGTGGTACGGGGAAAGCCGGAGTTAGTTGATGATGCCGATGATGCCGATGACGCCGATGACATCATAGAGAGTGACGAGGAGATAGATATGCTAGACTAAGGCGGGAGTTCAACACGTCGTTTTTTAAACGAACAATTGAAAAATTAGATTGATTTGTTATTGAAGGCATTTAAGCCATGCGGAAGCCACCGGCTAACTGCGAGCCGAGGGCGAGACCAGCACCCTGGCGGGATGTGAGTCCGACAGAGGGTGAGAGGAGGTCGAGGATGGCGAAGACAACCGCAGCCGTTGTGGCGATTACGGCAATCTCTTCGAGCTGGGGGACCTTGCGAGGGATGATGACCATCGCAACGGCGACGGCGAGACCCTCAAGGAAATACTTGACCGCACGAGTGAGGAGTTCAGTGCCATTGAAACCGTCCATTGTTCTTATACTCCGGGCAAGGAAAAAAAGTGCCGGTGGGATGCGTTAAAGTTTAAAGATATAATTCATTCAATGCTCTAGAAACTATGTCGGATAACACGGAAACCGATAAGAAGGAAGTCTATTTAGAGGCAGATAAGGAGATTCCGGGACAGCACTATGTCGCCCTCAGCTTCATCAGTCCGCAGAAGGTACTCAAGAATAAGGACCTCTTCTTTTTTACCGAGTTCCTCAAGGACTATGAAATGCAGTACAAGATTAAGTCAACGGAGGGATTCGTAATGTCGGAGGTCCAAAAAATTCAGGAGGCTGCCTCCAAGGTTCAGGATGTTGTTGAGAACGCATTCCTCAAGAAGGATAAGGCAACGGATCTCAGCGGCGCACTTCAGGTAATTGCCGATCTCAGCGGCGCACTCCATACTATTAAGGACGTCCGTCGTGACCTCACCCGTGATATTGCTGAAGATATGAGTACTTATGTCAAGTCCAAGGTTGCCGATTTCCGTGAAGGCACCGTCAAGGAAGAGTATGAAACGTTTCTCTTCAAGAACAAGAAGCGTCTAGACGACGAATTCTTTGCGAAGAACGACTTCCGCACAACGGTTCAGGGTGTGAAGGTTCGTGGTGTTTATGATACCTACAACGAAGCGGTTCACCGTTGTAAGACGCTCCAGAAGATTGACCCTTCCTTCAACGTCTATGTCGGTCAGGTCGGTTTCTGGCTCCCCTGGGACCCTGAGCCACACGATATCGCCGACCAGGAATACGCCGACGATCAGCTCAATACTCTCATGAAGAAGTACAAGGAGAATGAGCAGAAGCGTGACGAGCTATACCAAGAGCACAAGATTCTCCGTATGGGCGAGGCGAAGACGAAGAAGCCGGTCATTGGTGCCAGCCCCACGGAGGAGTCCAAGCCCGCCAAGGATATGTTTGGCGACGAAGATCCATTCATGAAGCGTAAGCGCGAACAGGCGGAGGCTGCCGCTGCTGCGGTCACTGCTTCCGTCATGAAATCGGTAGATGCCAGTGCTGCGGCAGTTGCTTCTGGTGCGCCCGCAGAAAATACCCTTACGATGTAAATGGGGTGTCCATATAAATACCTTCTAGGCATCCCTGGACAGGGCTTTCATTCAACACGTTTCCTCGGATATGCGTTGTATGATACACTCGCAACGATTGTGTTAGCATATGTGACGGCATATTTGTTCAAGTTGCCGTTTTTACCGGTCTTAGTCTTTTGGTTTATATTAGGTGAAATACTACATTATATATTTGGCACACAAACTGCCTTCTTAACATCTATTGGAGTTCACGTGTCATGCGATGATTAAAATCTTCTAGTATTTTAGAAATACCATGTTCAGTTATTTAATGACCGCCTTTACAGCTTTACTCTTCGTTGTCCTCACACCCGGTGTACTCCTCACTATTCCACCCAAGGGCTCTAAGCTAGTTGTTGCGGTTGTCCACGGTCTTATCTTTGCCCTCGTCTACCACTTTACACACAAGGCGGTCTGGGCTTGGACGCGTAAGTATGAGGGCTTTGCGGCGATGCCTGCTAAGCCGGCAATGAAGCCAGCAATGATGCCTGCTAAGCCCGCAGTGAAGCCTTCTGCGTTTGTAAAGAAAACAAAGTAAACTCTCTTTAGAAAGATGTTCAGTTATTTAATGACTGCTTTTACAGCTCTACTCTTCGTCGTACTTACGCCAGGAGTAGTACTTACTCTACCATCAAAGACCTCTGGACCACTAGTCATTGCGCTCGTTCACGGTCTTCTCTTCTCCCTCCTCTATCACTTTACACATAAGGCGGTATGGGCTTTGACCCGTAAATACGAAGGATTCCAATCGGTCTGTAGCACAGAGCACCCCGATGGTATTTGCCCCGATAACTATAAATGTAACACCGGTTACTGTGTCAGCAAATTTAGATAATCGTAAAAAAAATGATTGGGGTCGGCTGAATTTCTAACAAGGTATACCACTATGCTAGTGCTTTACCTTGTTCCCGATGACCCGGCAACGGCGGAAATGTATAAGAAGCAGGCGGATGCTTACATGGCAAAGCCCAAGGGGGAGCGGGATGCCGGTTTTGACCTCTTCTCCGTTGCGGCTACTGTGCCTGGTATGAATACAACGATGGCTGGAGGCAGCAGCAGCGAGGGTACAGCGGTCAAGGTTGGTCAGACCTGCCGTGCTGCCGTCTATGACCCTATGCTCGGTCGGTTTCGCGCCTACTGGATGCTGCCCCGCTCATCCATCTCCAAGACGCCCCTACGTATGGCGAACTCCGTTGGGCTGATTGATGCCGGCTACCGCGGTCCTCTCCTCGCCATGGTCTACTCTACGGGTCGTGATGTTGCGATTGCGTTCGGCGACCGCTACTTTCAAATCGCTGGACCTGAGCTACAGCCATTTGAACGTGTTGAAGTGGTTGACGAGATTCCTGGTGGAGCAACTATGCGCGGCGAGGGCGGTTTCGGTAGCACCGGTCGCACTGGTGCTACAACTGCTTTCAGTACTAATATGAATGGTGGCGTTGACTATATTCGCTAGAGCGAGTCTAAACATTTTTTAAGTTGGGTTTGTAAAATGCTCAGGCGTGAGATTAATGATGCTCTAAGAGAATTGGCACGCTTACACCCTGATGCCGAACATACCGGCTATCTCTGGAAAAATCCGTTCAATCCTCGGTCTACAGGGCGCCGATGGACCCGACGTGATCTAGAGTTTTTTCGCCGCTGGCAACAATACGAACGAGATAATCGTAATGAAACTGTGGCGACTAATACTTATTCACCTGAAGCACCGGTCCCTTTGTCGCCCCTCCCGTCGTCAACATAGGCAAGCCCGCATCGCCCGCCTGCTCCGCCAACTCCTTCTGTCTTTCGTATTCCGCCGACCGCACCCAGTGGTCGCGTGACCCAATCTTAAAATCCGGATGCGGTTGCGCCTTATACCAGAATACACAATCCTCAATCTTATTGGTATGCGCACCGTTATGAATCACTAAACACTCATAGTCCTCGGTACACTGGTCCATAATCTGACAGAACAGTTCAAACGTAGGAAAGATACCGGCGAACTGCTCATAAATACGACGGCGGGCGCTCACCTGATTTTCTCGTAAAATAAATACGTAATCCACTTGTCCTCGTAGAACCGGCGGAATACCCATAACGTACTGAATGGCTAAAATATAGAGTAGACCATAATGACGACCGTTCATAAATAGCGAACGAATCCATTTATCGTTCACCCACTTATTATCGTACAAGCAATCGTCCATAATAATAAACGCCTTGCGATCTAGCTGTGACGAACCGCGTACTTCCGTCTCCTTACGAATCTGCTTCGTAATCTGCTCCTGGCGCTTAAGAACATTAGAGACTGTCTGCGGCACGACCTCGTCGTGAATGAACAGACTAGGAACCATGGAACCGTAGAACGCGTTCGCACCCTCAGTACCAGAGAACACTGTACCGATTGGGAACTTCTGCTTATACCACATCAAGTCCTTAATTAACCACGATTTACCGGTTCCTCGGCGTCCAATAAACAAGACGACTCCGTCATCGGGAATCATATTCATATTGAATTTGGAGAGGCGAAGGTTCATTGTAGGACGAGGGGTCCCACTGCCGCCGTCTCCCCCCATCGTCGGCAACATTGCCGTTAATCCCATACCAGGTCTTGCCGGAGCACTCATCTGTATTGATACATACTTCTTCCATTTTTCTTTTACCGCATATCCTCATTTTATATGCGGAAAGTCTCTTAAATTAGACCCGGCACGGTGTTTAGAAATGCCTGGTAATCGGAATCGTGGTGGTGCTCCCCGTGGTCGTGGCGCTCCCCGTGGTCGTGGTGCTCCCCGTGGACGTGGTGGTGCGGCAACAACCAATACAAGTCGAGGAGGTGTACGTGTTGCGAAACCCGCGGTCACTGAACTACCATCGTCCTTGATGCTATCCGGTTTTCCCTCTGAATTACCTGTAACAATCTGCGACGCATTAACCGAATTTAAGAAACCTCAAGCGTACTTCTCAGCACTTGAGAAACTAGAACCATCGCTAGAAGAGTCACTTACAGGGTTTAAGTCATGCTGGCTCGGTATATCAGGAGAACAGGTGGCAACCGTTGAACGCCAAACCGATTCTAGTTTTGATGGTGCCTTAGTCCTTACGGATGGAACAAAGCGTGATATATTCATTAAACGTATTCATCTTGTGGATCCGCTTGCCGCAATGGAAGGTGAATACGTCCTACCAAATGACGGTGCCCTCCCCGCACCAAGTAATCTATGGAAAAATATGCTTATGAAAATCAATAATCCACTCAACGAGGCGTATGTTGATTGTCTCTTTGCGCTCTATGCCTCTAAGTTTGCCGAAAGTCGTATTTCGCCCCATTGGTGTCTCTGCTACGGCACATTTTCCGCACGTGTAGATACCTACGTCTATAATATTTCCGAAGAGTACGATTCTTTACGTCGTAAACCTTGGTGGAAGATAAATCAGACACTCGGTATCTTCAAATATCAAGACAGCGAAGAATCATTGGATACAAAGAAATCGTTAGAAACCCTGTTTACACAGCCTGGTGAAGCACTCACATTGGATGATTTTGTATCCGTTGATGCTGATACCGGTGTAATGAATATTACAAACGATATTACAGTGAGTGAAGAGGAACCTATCGCCAGCGAGGAGGCGCCTGTAAAACTAACAAGCCCTAAATTACGGTTGGCGCGGATTTCAGGCTCTGAATCCAGTTCCGAATCCGGTTCCGCTTCCTATGATAGCAATGAAACAGAAGAACTCGTAGAATTTTCCAATTTTCCTGTACAAGTATCCTTGCTTGAAAAGGCGAATGGTACAATGGATAATTTGCTAGAAGATGAAGACCCCGATGACGCAAGTATGCTAGAAACAAAGGATACACGCTGGGCTGCCTGGCTCTTCCAGGTGATTGCGGGACTGGTCGTTGCCCAGCACTATTTCGGATTTGTCCATAACGATTTACATACCAATAATATTATGTGGAACGGCACGGGCGTGACCGATATTTACTACCGAGTTGTCAAAGGAAAAGAGACTTGGTATATGAAAGTGCCCACCTACGGACGTCTGATGAAGATTATTGATTTTGGTCGTGCCTCGTTCACGGTTCCTAAGGTCGGATTTTTCATCTCTGATGCCTTCTTCCCTGGTAACGACGCCGCCACCCAGTACAACTGCGATCCATTCTACGACGAAGCAGACGGTAAACGAGTAGAGCCGAATACATCATTTGATTTATGTCGTCTAGCAGTTTCACTACTAGAATCCCTCTTTCCGGACCGACCCGCCAATGCGACGCCCGTTAAGATTATGTCACGCGAAGGCTCAAAACTCTATCCCGAAACGGTCAGCCCTATTTACAATATCCTATGGGAGTGGCTAACCGATGATAATGGTAAGAATGTACTTCGTACACCCAGCGACGATGAACGCTATCCTGATTTTGACCTATACAGAGCTTTGGCAGCAGATGTTCATAACGCAGTACCAAAAGTACAAGTGGAGAAGCCACTCTTTACCCAGTTCCGTTGTTCCGCAAAGGATATTCCCGCAGATACGCAAGTTTATGAATTGATTTTAGCCCCTTAATAACAGAGAATGAACCAATATTGGAAGGCGAAACTATACGCAATTGCTATGGTTCTCCTTGTCGTTGGTGGACTCAATTGGGGTATCAAGAGCTTTTCGGGTAAGGACTTTGTAACCTACGTAACCGGTCGCAACGTAATCCTCGCCAATGCTATCTTCGCCGCCGTTGGTATTGCCGCCCTCTTCATCGGATTTAACCGTGATAGCTATCTACCCTTCCTCGGCAAGTCAGTGATTCCCTGCGAAGTCTTAAAGGTTCAGACCCCCGAGAATGCCGATATTACGAAAGAAGTTCTAGTAGGTCCCGGTACGAAAGTGCTCTATTGGGCGGCGGAGCCCAAAAACAAGGACCTACATGATTTGAACGACTGGCAGCAAGCCTACCTTGGCTACCGTAATGCCGGTGTAGCGATCGGCGACGCCTCAGGTATTGCGAAACTCAAGGTCCGTAAGCCACAGCCATACAGCGTACCAATTAAAGGTGCCCTCTCTCCCCACATTCACTACCGCAAGTGTATGGGCGAGGGCTTAATTGGACGTGTCTATACAGTAGAATTAGACTCCAAGGAGTTCTTTGAGAACTACGTAGATATGCAGGAGACAAATGAGCCCGTCACTGAGAAGTCGGCGTTTAACTACGTAAAGCCCGCTCAGGCACTTGCGGAAACAAAGCAGGTAACACTTCAGACACTCAGCCGCTCTCTAATGCCCCAGGGCGGTGCGCCTGACGAGGGTATGTTAATGGCTGGTACACCCATTGATAACGCATTTACAGCAATAGAAAGCCCACTTGTCGGCGCATCGCTTGACGCTGCGTTCAGCGGTAAGGGAATATAAATTACAAACGATTCCATCGTTATTCATCTCATAATATGCTTATAGCATACTATGAAAGTATAAAGGTTGATAGGATATTTAGAGATCTGTGGGGACGTTACGGTTGCCACCGCGGCTGGCAATAAAGTCACGCTGCTTCGCTGTTGTGCAGACGCATCCGCCACCGCAGCTAAAGCTGGCTGGGCAGCACTCGGGCTTGCACTGGTTGTTCTTGAACATAAAGAGATTGTCGGGACCGAGCTCAACATCGGGACCCAACAGGGGCTCATTGGGCGCTGGACCACGCCAGTTAGACAAGCCGTTTGCTGGCTTGTAAACAACATCATCGTATGTTCCGATTGACTGGTATTTATCGCCTGCTGGTGCCGCATTATCGAGCATGAAATCTACGAATCCCTCCGCACGGATGGGGTAGTTCGTAAAACCGTTCACCATGAGGAGATTGGCTAAGAGGAGCAGACCCAACATTACGAGCACGAATGTAATTCTGGGAGACATTTGCTTTAGTTATGGATTAGATTTTCTCCGCTAGGGTTTTGAGGACCCAATCATACGTCTTATGAATCTCTGAACTTCCAACATCGGTAAAATCACGTACCTCAATAAAGTGTCCCCCCTCAATTACCATAAATGTACCTGACTCCGTAAAGAGGTGGAACCATTCCTCGGTCGCCGGTTTCCTTCCGCATAGACTATGTTGCTGTAGCCAAGTGTTGCCGACCTTTGTCCAATTACCGGATGACATATATGCGGTCTCGCTTAACTTAATAGCGCTGAGGACCTCCTCGGCGGCTAGGCGTACTATACCACGCACCGTAGTTTGCTTTCCGTCGGCATCAATGACTGTACATCCGGGGACAATTCCACGGATTTCAGCAGGACCTAGTTGCGTCATTACGTGCGTCTGCCCTGTAAAACCGCCTTCAGATGTTAGACAATACGGACTTGGTTCTATATAAATCTGCTGTGGGTTGAGTAATGTGAATACTTGCTTATTCCATTGTCTCAACCCGTCTATATCTTCATCTAATTCTTCCCAGTCGGCGAATTCAATGATGCCTGTGTCACTAACAATAGGGATACGACGTGTTGTGGTGATAAAACAATAGACTCGGCGGGGTTCCTGTGGCAGTTTCTTCGCATCTGGATGGCGCTCCACGAGCGTCGGTGTTGTATCGGTATATACAATATGCGACCCACTCACATGGACGCCGTAGAGTTCGTACATATCGTCGGTATCTTGAGCGAATTTGAGTATGCCTTGTACTTGTCCACCGTCGCTGAGCGTGGTTCCTATAGAAATAGACTCTATCGGCTGCGCACCGCTATCGGTGTTCACTTCGGTTCCCTCGGCAAAACAGAAGACGCCGGCAATACCCGTAATATTATCACCCTGTCCCGCATCGTTAATCGCATTAACCGCCATAATAATAATAACCAGGACCGCAATGAAAATGAATGGTAGCCAAATGAAAATCGCCGCAATAATCACCAAAATGGTAATCACAATGTTAATTACCAGGTCAAATACGCTCAGGGTCGCCTGGTAGGCGGAGAGACCTGACATAATACCCGCAATCGCCACACCGAACATCTTTCCAATGGCGGCGTGTAGTTTCATAAACGTTGCTCTCAGAGCAGTAAGCGTTCCTTGAAACCGATTTCTGAACACTTCTGTCATACTATTGAACTGACTCCACATAGCTTTGAGAAGCCCTCGTACATTGAAAAGTCCCTCTACGGTCTGACTTATAGCGTCCGTGAGTAGTTTAAAAATCTGCATCACCGGTTGCATAATGGTCTTCATTGTATCATCCGCAAAGGTGGAGAGTAAATTATTGAAATTATCAAAGGCGAATTGAAGCCGGGACCGAGGGTCACCGTCGGGCTTATAGAAAGGTGCTAAGAAAAAGATGAAAAATACATTTTTATTATACTGGTCCCAGTTTGCCAATACCTCTTGTTGATTTGCCTTTGCAAAGAAGTATAAGAGCCCGACAAAGAGCGCACAGGTCAAAGCTACGAAAGCCCACATCCTCTTGAATTGGGTGTATGAATTATAGAATTTCTATAACCGTAATATAATGGCTCCTACACGTAAACACAGCGGATATATCCGTCGTGCTGCCTACACACGTAAGCTCAAAAGCGGAAAGCGTGTACATGTTGATGTTGGATTAATTCGCAACGTCGGTCTCCCTGGTAAGGGATATCGCGGACCCAACGGAGGTCCCGGTATAGGTCCTCTACGTGAGGGCGAGCTCTCACAGTTCGGTTATTCCAATGTAGTAAAGAAGTCTGCAAAGGCTCGTCGTGCCGCGTTAAAGAAGGCGGTCGCAAAATACGGTTCGCTCTCTGTTCGTCGTAAGCTCCAGGCGGTTGCCACCTATACAAAGCGTACATCGCCCAATGCCAGCAAGACGTTCACGGCGGATATTGCGTGGATTAAACGTACCATTTAAGTAGAATGGGAGGGTTTTTCTCTATTCCTAGTTGGAATGATGTAGATACACCTGCTAACCCGAAGGCGGCTCCTGTGGCTCCAAAGGGTGGGCGACGAGGACGCACGTATAAGAAACGAAAGAACCAGCGTTCTAAAACACGTAAGTAAAATCATGGCTTTCAACAGAGGGTTTTCAGAATGGAAACATCCGAGTTTGAAAGATTCACCGCGTGGAAAGAGGGTTATACAAAAACTATAATCGTCTTTGTACTTATTACTGCTGTACAGATTGGTCTATTAGTAGGCGCCTTTCAATTACACCTACTCAATGATATTAAGAAGAATTTTGGGCAATACCGTTGTAATCCGCTCTTTATGCCATTTGTAGGCAATTTTGGCTACGATCCGATTGATAATTTTAATTTTTGTGTCCAAAGTATTTTTAATGGAAAAGCCGCCGAAGTCTTCGCTCCTATTTACAGCATTTTGGCTACCTTTCAAGGTGTTCTTATGACAGTTGTCAATTCCGCAATGAGTATTCGTGGAATGTTTGCCAACTTCCTTGGCGGTGTAGAACAATTCATCGCCAGTGTACGCAATAAGATTCAATTCCTCATGAATAGTGTTCGTATGAGTTTTATTCGTATCTTAAACTTAATGGGAAAGGTATACGGCTCTATGTTTGCGGTTTTGTTTATGGGGCAGTCCGCAATGACCGCTGCTTTCAATCTCGCCGATAACGATCTGGTAAAATTCTTATTTGAATTTTGCTTTGCGCCAAATACGGCGGTCAAGATGGCGGACGGAACAGTTAAGGAAATTAAGGATATCAAGATTGGCGATGTGCTGGCTGAGGTTCCTAACAATAAGGCACCGGTTGTGACGTCGGTCTTCCGCTTCGCCGGCGGCTCAACGCCCATGGTACGTATTGGCGACGTGGTTGTAAGTGCCGCGCATTACGTCCTGGCGGGCTCGGCGGGGATGGTGCCGGCGGAGGCACACCCAGAGGCAATATGGGCGGGTTCGCTTGACGAACTCATATGCCTCAACGTAAGCGGACACCGATTCCGTGTGGGTACGGACGGACTGCTCGTTGCCGACTACGACGAGCACGAATCGGCTCCCGTAGTGAGTGAGACACAGCGTATAGCGGTTAAGGCTCTCAATGGAGGGTTTGTTGGTTCTGAAGATTTACCCATCATGGATTATAGTCTCGGTATTAGCGGCTCTACAGAGGTTCAAATGGCGGACGGAGAATGGAAGCGTATGGACTCTGTTGTACTGGGCGACGAGGTAAAATACTCAGGAAAGGTCCTCGGTGTTGTGTGTGAACAATGTGATACAACGGTTGTATCGCCGTCCGGCATCGTCTTTTCGGGCGCACAGCTCGTCTATAACTCCTCTGCGAATAAGTGGATGCGTAGCGCAAATCGTTGGGCGGGAATTAGTGGACGTGATAGCGGCGCGAAGACCCTCTATACAATAATTACCAATAATACAGGTGTCATTGGCATTCGTAAGGGTGGTGTAACGGAATTTATTCGTGACTATCGCGAGGTGCCCCTGCCCGAAATGGAGTCTGCCTACGAGAAAGAATTTCTGGTCGCTCATTAAATATGTCAGTTCCGTCACAGGCTCCACCTTACTATGGCTCAACGCAGACATATATCTATTACCCTGACCCTGCTTTGCCCCTTTCGACCGTAAACTATTGTGCGCAGAGTTGCGATGTACTACAGTTTCGTAAGCAGCCTAACGATCGGTCGTCGGCAGATTCAACGTCATTCAAAGAGGGTAAGACAATCTTTTCTGCCTATTCAAATAATTTCAATCTCTATAATACTAGTTCTGGTGTTGTTACCTATACAAGCCCTCCGGGTCAAGGTACACCATTTCCTATATTTCGGTCGCATACGGACTACCTCAAATATAAGCGCGCGACAACGGTACTCACTCAAAACTATAAGAGCGATACACAGCCATAATGTTATGTTGAAAAAATTGAGTTGACTGTTTTATCTAATTGAATTGGCAAACAATGCCCATTCAACTAGATGCCGCATACTATGCTAACAATCTTATAGTGCGAATTCTACCCACTCGTGGCGGGGGTGTAGCACGCACACCTTATCATATCGCCCTGCTCCTAGATACGAGCGGAAGTATGGAGGGCGAGCCACTTTCGGCGGTAGTACGCACTCTTCACCTGCTCATTGACCGAATGGAGGAGCAGGATATGCTTACCGTTATTCAATATTCGCAGGATGCGTCCGTGATTGTAAACTGCGCAACTATGACTTTATCGTCTAAGACGGATATTCATCGTATTATAGATAGGCTCTCCGCTCAGGGCGGTACTAATATAGAGGCAGCAATTACGGCTCTTGGTAGTGTAAATATTGCTACTGCGCCAATTGACGCCGTTTTCCTGATGACCGATGGATTTATCAACATAGGAATCACCAGCTCGGTTGGATTGCTACGGCTACTCTCGGCGCGGCTACCAAACGGAACGCCCGTAAATACTCTCGGGTTCGGTACATCTCATAACGCCGAAATGCTCCGTGATATGGCAGTGAAGAGCCGTGGCTCCTACACCTACGCCGATTCTACCGAACTCATTCCCGCAATTATTGGTGATATCATAGGCGGATTGGACGACCAGATTGGGCGTAATGCGGTTGTAACAGTAACTGGTGGACGCTGTATTGAACTCGGTATTGACGAACTACATCCTGAAGTATACCGTGTCGGTCAGTTGATTGCGGATAAGCCTCAATGGGTTCTCTTTAACAGCTCTACTCTGCCAGTTAAACTGACTTGGACCGAGGGAGGAAACGAGATACAATGCGAGGTGACAGTCACGGGTGCTCTAGACAGAATGGATATGGAGGAACAACTCCAGCGTGTTCGTCTAGTAGAAACGATGAGCTCTGTGGCAATTATGATTCGGAACCGAGAATACAATAGAGCGATTGATACACTTTTGGCACACGCACATTCTCTTACGCTATCTCCCGCCGCCGGTCGTCCATTTATCATTCGTCTACAAGCCCAGGTCGATGAAATGGTAGAGGATATTCGTCAGCAGAGCATTCTTGATATAGATGACTTACGTATGGTGACTCGTATGGTAAGTAATACGACCGCCCTCGGAACTCAGCACGGTTTCTTCCTCAGTCGTAATACAACTGCCCAAGATCCTGATGTCATTTTATCCCCTTTTAGTACGGCTCATCAACGCACCGCTTCGGCAAGCATTACGCAAAGATTTAATGACCCTACCTAGATGGACGCCTCTGATACAATTCGTAAAAATAAGGCTCGTGCGCTCTATGTAAATCAGAATGCGGCGTTTATTCTAAATAATCCTAAAGGAGATTGTAAAAATCTAAGCAGTTGCTGTTATACTCTTAGTAGTTGTATTATGAATTTTCCTTCCTACGAAAATAAATACGATTATTTTACCGGTATGGGTGTTTGTAATAGTACGAGTTGCGGTGTTATTTTACCACCAGGTCGTTCGGCGCATTAGGTTATCCGATATTATTTTTTTCGGTCGCTGGGTTAAATGTCCGAGGGTGACGTAGTGATTTCCGAGAAACCACAGGCGGACCGCCTCAAAGAATCAATTGCGGTTTTGAAAAAACTCACAATTGATTTAGGTATTCCTTATTCATCCCCCGAAGTCCAAGAACTCAAATCTCGGTTTGACCGTTATATCAAAGACGGTGTGTGCTGGAACGGCTCGGTCTCATTTGAATTTTACGGACGAGTGGCGACGGTAAATCTACCCCGCTCTGCGAAAAAACCGATTGAAGTCACTTTACGGGCGATTCGTGTATCTAAGTAATTACATATGGCTCAGGATTCTGGACGGTAGTTGACTCTCCCTCCATCGCCTCAATAGTAAACTCTGCGAGATTCGCACCGGCGAGTAGCAGATTTTGCTTGACCTTTTGCTTATACATAATCATAAGTTCAATCGCATCATTGACCGAATAGTGAGTATTATTGCCTGCGTGAAACTCATTTATATGCTTACCTAGAATATACAGACCCTTGTCGTAAATGTAGAGGTCCAAATCGTAGGATTTGAGATGGTCCCAGAGTGCTTTATATTGCGGAGTGGCGTCAGCGTCCGGCGGGGGCACCTCGTACCCAAATATCGTTAGAGCCGTTCCTAGATAAATTGGATAGCCGATGTACATTGTGTTGTGATGAATTGAGACAAAGTAATAGTTTGTCTCAATTTTTTATTTGGGCGGCGGGGCTTAGTTACTGAATAACATACCACCACGACCACCATACACTTTAAAGATATTCCAAATCGTCACATACGCATAGACGTTTAAATTCGGCGGGGGTCCTCCACCCCGCGCATTATTCAGTGTAAGATAGAGCTCCTTGCGTGCTATCTTATCCCAATTTGCCGCTCCTTTCGGCTCATACTCCAATCGGTCGTTCTTATGTCCAAACGCATACGCATAAATATAACGGTCAATACACGCCTCTTTTACAAAATACTGTGATGGAATGACCGACCGAAAAAAACTACCACCCTCGTGGACGAATCGCTCATATGAATTATAGTGTAGTGCGGCACCCGCTAGCGGCTCCGAATACGCATTATAAAATCCAGGCTGAATCTGCCAATTGTTCGCCTGGTCCGGTAAGAGAATAGCATTCGGCCACCACGGAATCGTACAAGGATTCACCGGCGGTGGGGGTCCTCCCAACGGCTGTGAAACCGGTGTAGGAAAGAGGTCTCTCGTAAATAGAAAATACGCATTATAGTTCGCAGTTTCGGGACGCTGTAGCACCCAAAGTAATTCCTTCGTAGGATTTGAGTAGGGTACATCCAAATGAAATTCCGTTTGCCCCAGTGTCTGTTCTACAGGAACCGCAAAATGCTGCTGTACCTGATACGTCAGTTCTGCCGTTCGGAACGCAATTGCCTCCTGCTCCTCCAAAGAAATATACTCAATCATAACATACGCCGCCGTCGGCGAAAAGCGCAACGGCATCTGCATACCAGGAACCAAGCCGCCCGTTACGGGTGCTGTGCCCATAGCGGCATTCATTGTATAGACCGGACCCGTAGGACCTGCCGGCGGATTTTTCTGCCAAAACGGTGAACCTGTGAGTGGTAGCATAGGATTATAGGGTGGGGTATAGGCGGGCGTGTTTTGGAGTCCAATTGTGAGTGGATTCGCACGCGCTTCCGTATAAACCAACTGATTAATCGGACGAAAGGTCACGTGAATACGTACAATATCATTTGTGAGCGCCTGAATCGGCAAGGCGTGCGAATGAATGCCAGGTTTAGAAAACCAGAACGGAATTGGTATATACACCGTTGTTGGGGTTGGGGTGAGATAGGTTGTACTTTTATAACCGTACGCCGTACGTTTAATCATATAATTCTTCGTTAAGGCAGACTCGGTCGTTTCATTCAACTCGTCTAGAATTTCTAAAAGGCGTCCATCCAACGTTTCCACAATCTCACCGCCGATTTCCAATTCTATCTGCTGAATCAAAGCATGTCCCAATGAGTTCGTCCAACCGAAGAGCGGTCCCAAAAAGTTTCCTAGATTATTCGGATCAATTGCTTGGATACCAGTCGTACCATTGGCGACCTGGATTGCTAACAATTGTTGGGAGTAGATATCCGGCATCTCAACGACCACCATCACGCCGTTCATCAATTCGCCAATCATCGGCACGGTAACCGACACGCGTTGACCAAACTCGGGCGTGCCGTCAAACTCCACCTTATTCCATTGCGCTGCCCAGCGCGTCGTCTTATTCACAACATGTATAAACTGATGTATGTCTGGGTTGCCTTTTGTAGCCATCAGACGTGCATCAGCGAGTCCCGTAGAGACTAGGCTTAGGCTATTTGCGGGAGTGGCAGCCATCCTTGCTATGTACGGTTAATTTATGGGCGCTTAAGCCAGCGGTGGGTGGGTCGACTGCTCAAACACTAAAGTATCGCCTATACTCACAATATCTGGTATATATGTTGTATACGTGATTTTCGTCGGAATTTGGATATCTATCCACTTGAATATACGGGGATAGATTTGATATATCTCCTTATTACACTCATAGGTATACCAATCCTTTACATAAATTGGATTGAATGCTTTATTCGCGGAGATTGAATTATAATCACGCTTGGCGACTTGAACCAATGTTGTTTTTGTTAGAAGCGAATGATTTGTATTATGATAGGCATTTTCTAAGAGAAGTTTGCGTTCCCAGTGCTCAAGCGGACGGTACGAAAAAACATAAAATCCGTTACGCATTTATGTATAATTTTATGTTGTTCTTTAAGCAATCTCTCTCGTTACTAGCACGGTATTTGCGATGATAATCGCAATGGCACCTAGGAGTTGCGTTATATTTGGTTTCTGGCTTGTAAATATCCAATCAAATACATACGCCGATATAATACCAAAGAACGAAAGGGCACTAAAGATAATCGTGCTCACTTGGGGAATGAGGAAAAATCTTAGAGCATAGCCAGTAAATCCTATTAGGGAATTAAAACCGAGAATGCCGGCGAGGCTGGTGGGTGTAATTTTAAATGTATTTGTGGCGAGTGCGCCGATTGCTACGGCGGCTAGGCATCCTACTAACCATAGGACGCCGCTGCTACCGTACATTTGTATCATCTTCGTCCAGGGCTGTTTATCCTCATTGTGTTTGCGCATACGGAACCAAATATAAATACCGACTTCCGTGAGTGCGGCGACTAGAGCACTGATAACACCAACCAGGGTCCAATTTGTGGGGGTGGGCTGGGCGAGAGCGATAGCACCCGCAAGGGCTAATCCAATCCACGGTACCGAGGAGAGGGGAATAGTTTCTTTGAAGATCGCAGCGCTTCCTAAAATATTAAACACAGGATACGTGTAAAAGAGTGCCATCGCGTTGCCGCCCGTTAATTGCTCAAACGCTGTATAACTTGTAAATACGTGGACGAGATTGAGAACGCCGGCGCCTAGCGTTTCGGTAGACAAGAGCGAGGTGGCGGCAAGGGGATTCTTGGTTACTAAGGCGGCAACGGCGGCTAAGGCTGTAAATACTGCCATACGCAAGCCGGTCTGGAAAATAACGCTTACATCCACGAGTTTAATCAACATCGGGTATGCGGACAGAATCACTTCCGATAAAACCAGAAGTAATTCGTTAATCATTCCTTACTTTAAGGATACAAATCTTTGAGCGTACGGGCGGATGGGTCCGTTACCCCCTCAATCCATCTCGGTAGCCACATTCTGGGGATAAGAGTGGCGGCTTTGTCGCCATAATGGTTAACAAAGAGCTGTCGGTACCAACGGGCTTCGTCCGTTTGCGGGGGATTATGAGTATATGTCTCCTGCGATTGAGTGAGTGTTTTTGCGTACTCGCTCGTGCGGAGATACCACGAATCGGTTGCCGAGGAGACGCCGTCGCTAAACGCCTCCTTCTTACGCATAAGTACATCCAGCGGTAAATAGTTGTCGTGAACGAACGCCTCGCGTAAAATAAACTTCTCAATGCTCGCACCGCGTCCTTCCGCATTTATCTTTCTAGGTCTGCGTAGATAGCTATCAATAGCACGCCAAGTCGCTACGACATTCTTATCCAAGAACGGCGTACGTGCTTCTAAGCCGTGCGCCGCCATTGATCTATCCGATCGGAGAACATCGTAGAGATGAATCTCTTCGAGGAGTCTCTCAGATTCTGCCTCAAACTCCTCGTCACTTGGCGCCCTGTAAAAATATAAATAACCTCCACCAATTTCGTCAGAGCCATCTCCATTAAACACTACCTTAATATCCGTATTCTCTTTTATGTATTTACCAATGAGCCAATTGCCGACACTGGCTCGTACTGTTGTAATATCGTACGACTCAATATCATGAACAACTTGGGGAATCGCATTGAGAAAATCCTCAGGACTTACAACCACTTCATGGTGCTCTGACTTAATAAAGTCTGCCACCATTCGGGCGTACTTAAGATCCGTTGAACCAGGCATTCCAATGCTAAACGTATGAAGTTTCTTATTATGGAGTCGCAGTTCTCGTGAGGCGATAGCAGCAACTAAAGAACTATCTAAGCCGCCGCTCAACAGAGCACCAATTGGACGGTCGCTCAGCAGACGCTTCTTGACCGCCGCTAAGACGGCTTCCCTTAGTCCCGCCTTCGCAAACGACAGTCCATTCGGAAATCCAAATACCGCCTGCTTCACATGAGGTATCTCGTGGTACTTGTGCTCGCTCACTAAGTTGCCGGTAACGGTGTCGTAGAGTTTCCATGTACCTGGTGGAAACGGTTGAATCATGGTATAATCCGTTGGAAGCGCTTTGATTTCTGAAGCCCAAATCGTTGACCCATCGGCGTACTGGGCTTCAAACAAGGGGCGTACGCCGTATGGGTCTCTGGCGATGAGCAATTGGTTGGTTTGGGTGTTTACATGCGCAAAGGCGAAGACGCCATCCAGGGTGCGGACCAACGGTGTTGGTGAAAGGTGGGTCGCTAAGTGAGGAATAATAGCACAGTCGCTCGTTCCCTCTGGAAGGTTTAGGTTCCAACGGGTAGCGAGTTCCTTATAATTGTAAATCTCGCCGTTACAAACAGTTGCTGTGTTCTCTTGGAGGAACGGCTGGTGACCGAGCGGCGTTAAGCCGTTAATCGCAAGGCGGGTGAATCCTAAGAAAACGCCGGATATATCATTGATGGCGGTATATTCGGGTCCACGTGGCTCAAGCTTCTTGATATAGTTCAATGCCTGCTCCGTCGTAAGCCCTTTTGCTTTGAGTGCCGCCCAGATGCCGCACATGACTCTAAGGTAGGCGGATTCGTTAGTTTTGCCGTTTAAACGAGGGAGCGGCGGCACATTGAAAAATTTTTATTTGGTTTTTATTTGGTTTTATTTGGTTTTTATTTGATTTTGGAGTCGTGTTGTTTAGACAACGCCCGTAACCGGCTGGGCTTCATACGTTGGTGGGTTGGACGCCGTCGTCGGAATCGGTTCCTGGGACTGGGGCTCGGCGGGAGCATCGGTGCCCACCTGTACCGGTGCCTCCAACGGAATCGCCGACTGATTCTGTGTGCGCACTTCCCAGTTAATGGCATAGAGTGCCTGGGCGGTATCACGGGAGTTCATGTACTGGAGGGCGGTCTGCCAGTCCACCGTCTTGCTCTGCGGCTTGAGCTCATTGAGGTAGAGATTGTGGAGTCCAAAGACGAAGGGGCGGTACTTGGGCGGAATCTGTCCCTTCTGAAGGCTGCGTGCCTTGAAGACATCCGTATAGAGATTGTACACCGTACGGCTAATCGTCTTCCAGCGGTCCACAATCGCATTGGACGCGATACGCTCCTCAGGATAGACTACAAGGTAGTCACGGAGCGTGTTCGCACGCCAAAGGCTCAGCCACAAGAAGTCCCTTCGTGCCGAGTTGCCACGCATCTTACGTACACGGTTGTACGCCTCGCCACGCACCTTCCAACGGAAGTTCAAGCCGTTCTTGATGACATAACCCTGGATGTTGTGCTTGAATTGGACGTTCTCCTTCTGGAGCATAGTGACGAGCTCGCCCCACGTTGCCACATTCACCGTCTGAACATCAAATTGCGTTGGCTGGTTGGTGACGGCAACGAGTGTTCCACTTAGATAGGTCTGCTTCTGGACGCAGGTAATCTTTGGCGTATGGACGGCGACAACCACACGATTCTCAGGATGCTGGAGCACCCAGGTGTACTGGACGGTTGGGTTGAGTGAGGCGAGGAAGTCCGACCACGGCATCGTAGCGGCGACCGCTTCTTCAAAGAGAAGACGGAAGCTCTTGGTCTGGCTATAGAAGCGGCAGTTCGCATTGAGCGTTGAGCGTGTATGGAAACGCCACTGGTTGCTATAATTATCGTAGAACCCGCAAATCATCACGCCGTCAATGAAGCGCTCAATTGTATAGCCATTAGGAGTGCTCACGCTGGGCATAGACTCGCCCGTCTCGCTCTTCTGTGGAGCGATGCTTACAGGCTCGTTCTTAAGTACGTCCCATACGACTGAGCGGAATGCGCCGACATGAGGGAGAGCAAAGTTGCTCTTGCCCTTGACGTAGCGAATGAGAGCGAAGGGCTGCTCAGGCGTAGAGTAGTCATCTACACGGAGATAACCGCCCTCTTCGCTGGATAGAAAGGAGGAAAGACCCGCCCAAGTGGGGTAAGTGTTTGAAAGGGAGGAGAAAACGGACATTGTTGGAAGGGACGATGTAGGAAGGGCGCTAATGATTTGGTTTGCCGGCAGGCGCCGTCAATTTTTTTGGCGGCGGGCGGTTGTAGTTAGTAGAAAAGAGACCCGCTCCTACATTAGAGGGATGGAAGACGAACTTGTACCCGAATTGGGTGATTGGGTCACCATCATTAGCGATGCCTATAAAACAACGAGTGGACGTATTATCTTCCGTGACGGTGCTCTTATTCGTATCCGTCCTACTCAATCAAGTAACACCGGTGTAGACTTTCCCCTAGATCCTGAAACAGGACTCTTTCAAGAGGCACTCGGTGTCCAAGAGATTCTTATTCACGAAAAACGTAAAAACCCGCATTTTGCGACCCAGTTATCGGTCGTAGAAGGAGAGGTCCTAGAATTCTTTAGCTTGGACGGTACACCCATTGGCGAAGGAGTCGTTGCTCGTATCGTCGTAACCGATGAAGAGGATGGTATTATACTCGCCGATGGAAAGGAACTCAATTTCCAGTTTATCGGCTCCGCTCCACCCATAGATATTATACGCCCTCGTGCTGCGCCCGAGAACGTGGCAGACGAAGAAAACAACAGCTCATCCAATGCCGAATCAGTAGAAGAAGAAGAAGAACCTGAAGTATTCCCGGAACTTGACTATACTACATTACCCGCAGCACTCGTGGAGGAGATTCCTAGTGAAGAACGAACCTTCAGCGATAGTGTTCAACGTGAAGATATGTTTGTATCGCTTCTTGTGGACATTCCGTTCAAAAAGCAGCGTGACCCCAAAGTAATGCAAAATCTTTATCGTATAACCGACTTGCTCTTAGCGTTAAAGAATTCCGTTGTCGTCCGTGACGAAGCCGGTGCTATTCGTCCTGGAAGCACCTCTTACGTCGTTGATACGTTACAAGATATCCTAGAACGTAATCGTAGCGGCGATTCTCTACGTGCCTTCTTACCCGTTATGGCAGTCAAGAAGGTCCTCTATACCGACGATAAAGAGCCGTTTGAAACGGATGATACAGAATCACGCTCCGATGTTGGTACACTCGCAACTGTTGCCGGCAGCGAGAATATCTTTTTAAAACAAGATCCTGAAACTGCCTTCGCAGGTTATATACACTCTGTACTTCAAACAATACAGGCGTATGTGCCGGCGACCGCTTCACGTAGCCGTATTCCCTACGATATGGATGTACTCCGCTCGCAGGTACCCCCCAAACCGGTTATTGGCTTTCTTGAAGTACCGCCTACAGTCAATAAGAAAAACGAGCCCCAAACTCTCTCATCCGAGGCTCTCAGCACAATCAATGACCGCTATGTACGTCTACTCTCTGCCTCCTACCTACGAAACTATAAGACCGGTACTATGACAGTCGTTGCGCCCGCCGATTCCGGCGATGTTCTACAACATATCATACTCTCGCGTGATATGCTACGCTTCCGCTCCCCCATTCGGTCCAGTATATTGCTATGGGATATTGCGGCGAGCGAGGCATCGCGCAGTTCCCGCTCGCTCTTCTATACAACCCTGATGAAGAATTGGGCGGCTCAGGAGTTCTACGACCCTGACAATGTACTATCACTGTCCGAATTTCTCGCCGACCGTCTGCCCGCGTCCACCTCCTTCAACGAGGAACACCTGACGACCGTTATGGATTCGCTAGGGCTTCGCAATCTAGAAATCTCGACCACCGCCTTTGAGCCGATAGCGGCGGTCGTTCAGGCTGGTATCGCAAAGTGGAATAATCAGTACGCTGCGCTCATAAAAGCGGCGGCAGTGGCGGCAGGTCTCAAATCTGTACCCGCTATCCCGTCACTCTTAAATACGGATTCAGCGTTGCTCACTGTCCTTAACTCCGAGCCAGTCAAGCCGGTTCTTGAATCTCTAACAGAGAACGAAACACTGCTCAAGACTTACGATTTCACCATTGTCAATGGATTCGGTTTGATAGCAAATAAGACGTTCGGTCCCTACTACTATGCACTTGCGGGGGGTGTAGATTCTGCGCTCACCACCGCCGTTGGAAATACCTACAAAGCCGAATCACAGCGTATTGAACGTAATACTAAGACGGCGCGTGACTCTGTAAATGCCTTCCAGGCGGCGCCTATCATCAACCCTTGTAAGCACGTCAAAGAGCTTGAACGTATTATGAACATCGGCAACGATGAAAATCGTATGCTACTCTTTGAGAAGTTCCTCAATCAATACCAGGCTGGTCAGCGTGGAAACTTTATCATGTGCGGTGCCTGCGGCAAAGACCTCATCTGTAAGCACGAGGTGTTACTGTTAAATGAATTCCTACATCCTGGTCGCTCTCAGGCGCTCCATAAGGCTCTTTTGTTAGAATATGCCGGTCCTGTATTTGAAGGCGCCTATATCTGTAAGAGTTGCGGTCAGAAGATTCAGGATCTAGAGTACGATACGCATTTGGAGTTCGACGACGAGGGTCGTCCACTGGTCGGTCGTAATGTACTTGCCGCCGAAGAGGACGACGAGACCGCACCTGGAATTGCGTTCGGCAAAGAAACTAAGGCGGACAATCCCTTCGGTACAGAGGCAGATATGAAACTCTACTCTATCGCTCGTACAATCTTTGAACGCTGCGGCTACGCTGCGCCGCTGGACACCTACAAGCGAGTCATCAATGCGACGCAGGATTATCTCAAACTTCGTGTACCTGACCGTATCGCCTACGAAAAGGTAACTGGTGCGGCGGCGAAGGGAAAGAAACCGGTGGCGGTGGCGTCCTACGATACATTCTTTGCCAACAATCAAATTGGTATTATTGGTGCCTTTGTTGTCCTGGAAATTCAAACATCCGAAATCAATGTGCCGTTTCCTGCCGCCGGCTGCGAGTATTCTCGTGCCGGTTTTCCCCTTGATGGCGACGACCCCGCCGTTGCGGGTCGTGGGGCGCTCGCCTATGTCAGTTGCGGCATTGCTAACATATTCCGTAATGACGCTCCTTGGAATCTCACCTCGTGGTCGCCTGAAACGCAGATGCCAAAACGTTTGAATGCCGCCGAAAACGCTGTCCGCCTCTCCCTCTTCTCTATCCTCTGTATCTCCAGCGGTAAAAGTACACCTGCCCCTCTAACAAATGTCACAGATACGTATAAGACTCTACTTGAGAACGCGCGAAAGAAGGAGACTGCCGAAGTGGTCAAAGCGTCCGAAATGGACCGGCTGCCGCCCGCTTTCCGCCCCATGGCGGTACCGGCGGATCGGTCCCTGATGACGGAAGAAAGCATTCAAAACGTCAAGAAGTTCCAGGCGGACGTGGCGACGATGCCCGTAGCAACGATTGGACCCTTCGTACGTGCTCGTGGACAGCAACTCAACGCTCAACTGGTCGGTCAGTTTTATAAAGAGAGTATTGCTTCGGCGGTAATCATAGAGAACTCGCCCCGCTCCGACTCGGTCTGTTGCTTCGGTCGCCTTGGCGATGTCGCGCGGGTTGGTGTCGGCGTCCGCTCTCTCGGCTTGGAGAATCTCTCGGCGGAGCTGGAAATCCAGACGGCGGCGGCGGTGACCGTTGCGCGGCGTGATTCGGCGGCTCCCAACTGCGGCTCGCACATCTACGTTCCTTGGTCGGCGGCGACACGTATTATAGATTTAGCGGAACTGGATAGCAGCGGCTACTATAAACTCTTCTTACAATACTGCTACCGTGGTGTACGTGATGGCGGTATTCACGAGTTTAATGTAAGCGGAGTCTGTCGCTGGTGTCGCTACGCAATGCCTGCCGAGTTAATGGATCTCACAATCGGCGATATCACCGAAATGGGCGGACGGCGTCAGCGTATGATAGATGCGCTCAATGCTCGCCGTGAAGAGATTGCGAAAGACGGGCTCCGCCGCCAAAACATCTCCTTTGACGAGGCAGGCTTCCGCCGATTAGAGAACGCAATGAAGAATTTCAAGGCGATTGCGCCGCCCGCACCCCCTGCGACCGCCGACTTCATCAACGTATTGACAACACTCGGTCGTACTCTCGGTATGTTACTTCCATCGGCGGCTGGAGGTTGGGGCGAATTTGTAACGGCGATGAAGGCGATTCGTGACGAAACGCCCGCCGACGACGTTGAGCGCAGCGGCAAACTCTACCAGTTCTCCCTCTCCTACGATGCGTCGCTCCAATCCCTGCTTCTACAAATGACCAAGGGGCTCGGCGCCGATGGGTGTGACCGACTCCTCAAGCGGGTGGGCAAACAGTTTGGAATTGAGTCGGTACAGCGTGGTCCAGAGGCGAAAATAGGCGCCGCCGTTGAACTTCTAGGACAGATGTTTGATGCGATATCCGAGAGTGAAGATGGTATTACTATCCTTCGTAATTACCTTGACATTTTTGTGAAAGAGGGTACACAGATTCGGTACTCCTATATGATTACAAAACCCGATGGTTCCAAATGGTTCCCTAAGATTAGCCGCAATCACAATGGACTATTGGCTACAATCTGGACCGCTTCCTTCGGCTCGGTAACCAAGGCAACAAATGCGCTCAGCGAATATTCGCCTGAGACCATTGAGATAGCACATAAGTCGCTGGACCGATTTACTACGTGGTTTAGTATGTGGTTGTCGGTTATACGTGATGATATACGCTCAGGCGTCCAATTGACGACGAAAGAGTTCCGCCTGATGATACAGTGGTCGCTGTTTAATGCCCTGCTCGCCCTCTTTTCCGAAGAGTCGCCAATGTACGCAGATGCGAGTGATTCGGTCAAAAAGGTGGAGGCAACGAAATTCCACATACTATGGGTATGCGATGCCATGATTAGCGGTATTGAACTGATTCGTAAATACCAAAAAACTCCCGAACAGATTCAAGAGGCGATTACAGCACGTGCCGAATTGGAGAAAGCGTACTTCATCAAGAAGTTTGACGACTTGGACAAAGACCTCAAAGATGTTGAGAAGCGTAAGATGGCACTCAAGATTGGTGACTGGGCGGTGGGCACACTCAAAAATCTCTTTTCCTACGACGCCGACTTCTTTGAATTTGAGCGCGGACAGCGAGCCGCTATGGGTCTGCCCGAATTTTCTGGTGACATTACCGGTTTGGCGGAAGCGGAGCCGGCACGGCGCCCTGTTATGGAGGAGGGATACGACCATCGTGCGCCCGCCGACGAAGATGTTGATTAAACCTAGCAGCCGTCGTTGCTAGTATTAGTTTATACAATCTATAAAATATATACGATGTAATAAATGCCCGAATTAATATGGATTTTTAAATCGGCTGTACACGGCGGATTGATAGCGAGGCGGGAACCGCAATACTATCAATATATTTTAGACCCGTCAACGGGCGAAGATATCATGATTCTAACAACCGGTGAGTCGTGTGAATGCCCTACATGGGAATCTGTGCGGGTTTCTGAAGGACGGAGGTACGGAATGGCTGCTGGTCGGACCTATGATATTACGGATTTAATATCAGACTAGCTTCGCTTAGCGACGGCGAGTTGAGTGACGGCGAGCTCGCTTCGCTTGACGGGTTTTTCGCCGTTTACCGCCCGCTGCCACCTGTGCCGTAAAAATATCAATCTGGTCCGCTGTGACCGGCATACGATTTGCCGGATTTTCCACCTGACGATTTGGAAATTGCGCAAGTTTTGTTCGCATCCACTGTTCCCAATTAGCCTTACGATAGAAGAAATCCTGTCCTAGCTGTCTAATACGAACCACCTCTTCACCCGCATCAATATCTTCAAGATTCATCGCGTTTTGTCGCTTATCCGCAGAGATTTGTAACTGCCCTTGATTGACTTTGGCTGTGTACCACGCCGGTAGCTGTCCTAAGGGCGGTGGAGTACCCATCTGGTTTAATTCAGCAAATGACTGGACCATAATATTATTATTGGAATTCATGCGAGTAGGACCTATATTACGGCGACGCACCGCAAAGTCCTCTACACGTAATTCACGACGTGGAGCACGAGGAGGCGAATTCATTCTATTCTTCGGGCGTATTTTTCGTGTAGGGTTTATCTCTTGAGTTTAATAGGGAAGAATGTCTGTTCTTTATTTGTCACTCGCCATCTACATTGTAGGTGTAGCGATTGTTCTGTATATACGTCCCAGCCTAATGTTCCATCCCGATAATGGAACGTGGAAAGAGTTCGGTCTTGATAGCAGCCACCGTAATACTATATTCCCCTTCTGGATGTTCACAATTGTATGGGCATTCTTGTCCTATGCAATAGCAAGTCTCAGCAACGTCTTTGTCGCCAATGTTGTTTTACGCTCGGCTCCAATGGATGAGAATATCGCAACGCCGATCAGCGAAGTTCGCTATACTGAAGTCACTCCAGGTACACAAGTCGTTCATACGAATACACCCCGTATTCGTGCGCCACGTATGCCCAAAGTAACACCTCCTGCTCCTATATTTACACCTACACCTGAGCCTACACAACTCCCCGGTTACTATATTGTAGAACCTCAACCATCCGGTGTGCCAAAATTCATCTATTTCGGTCACGAGCCCCCTACATTTGAGAACCTATCATCGCACGACTAATTGGTTACGCTTTTTGCTGGAGTTGGGGGTGGAGGAGTCGCTGTTGGAGTTGTTACATCATCGCACATTCCCGAGAAGCTTGCGCCAATCAATGTACTAAACGCTCCCGCAAACCCACCGAAATAACCGTATGCAAGCGCATCGGTAATATTCGTATCCATATCGGGCGGGAGTAAATTGGTTACGACTCCACGGAGCGGAGAAACCAACCAGACGAGCACTAGCACTGCTACTTGTATTAACAGTGCCAAGCCCGCATTATTTGCCGCCTTTTGTACGCTCTGTACTTTTCCGCAATCCTCCTTCTGCATCAATACAAACATACCCAGGGACGCCAGAAAGGCGACAATTCCCGCAAATAGGAAAAATGAGACGAGTACGCGGAGTTCGCTAGATTGGGTACCGAGCGCTGAACTTAAACCCATAAATACAAGGAAAGGAATCATAGCCATCAGCAAAAACATACAAATCACCATAGCAACTGTTACGCCGACATTCATTTCTTCTTTCTCTATCCCTGAAAAAAAGAATGGCGACTCGCGCAAAACGCACAATCGACCCCCGCAAAGTGACCGACCTAGATGCCTGGCTCAAAGGATATAAATCAAAATACGGCAATCTTGTTCGTCGTGGCGGTGACTATCTTGTACTAGACCCCGCAAAGTATAAAGACGATTATGATGCCGCCCTCGCTGCGCCTGTTCTCGTCATACCCTCCACAAAGGCAGCCGACGCCCAACTAATCCTTGCGACCCCCGACGGATTTCCACAACTCCGGGCTACTGCTGAAGAAACTATGAAAGACTTACATGAAGAGCAAGCGAAACATATTGCTGTAGCATCTGACGCAGTAAACAAGGCGGACGTTGAGTTATTGAAGGCTACACTAGCCTGGAAGGCATCCGCTGCCGAGGGGGAATCGGTTCGTAGCGCACTTGCTATGGACGTCGCCGCCGCAACTGTTGCGATGAAGCAAGCCGAGGCAACATTATGCGCTGCCAAGTACCCAGTACGCTATATTAAAGCAGAAACAGAACTTTTAGTAAAAGATCTGGACTATGCTACACATAGTGATAAACGATTCCATAATACACTCTATCGTCTTGTGATAGAGCCGAGCGAACGTTCAGAACGTATTGTTCCAATCACTACTGAAGAGGGTAAGGCTTAATACGATCCTCTGACTTATCGCAATCCACGGTTTTTGTTTCGTATTTGAAGCACGCACCATTTCTATCACGATACACTAATTCGCTGACATTCTCCAAATTAGGGTACTTTGTAATCACCATTGGCGCCGGCTTGAGAATATATACACAGAAAATTCCCAATGCTAGACCAAATAGAAAAGGGAAGAATTCCAACTTATTAAAAAACTTCATCTCCTATTAAAGTAGGGATGTTTAATTTTATGGAGATTATTGACCGCCCAGGCTTTGCTACTATAATTAGCATTGTCCTCGGATTTGGTCTTGCCTGTATCTTCCGCCCTCTCTGTAAAGGACCGGATTGTCTTATTATCCGCGGTCCACCCATAGATGAAATCCGTGGCGCGGTATTTCAGTTCGGTACTAAATGCGTAGAGTTTGACGCAAAAGCGGTTGAATGCCCGCCCAAAGACGGTAAAGTATCTGTTGTAGATACAATGTCGTTTGCGGCGCTTGGTTAGGCTGCGTTTTCTAACAATGAATCAGGCTGCGTTTTAGAAATGCCCCGATTCTCTGTTTCCAGTCTAAACCCAATGTCTGGCTCTGGTTCTCCCGAAAGCGGAACTCCCATCGATGCGCTTGAAACCGGCAACGTACCTAATGCGGCGGATGCCAGCCGTATGGCGGAAATCCTACGCGATATGAACGCCTCAGGTGCTGAAGTTGCCGCCGGCGGTTCCGCGGCGCCTCCTCCCCAGATGATGCCTCAGGCTCCACAGATGCAGCAGATGCCTCAGATGATGCAGCAGATGCAGCAAATGCCTATGATGCAGATGCCAATGCCAATGAATGCGATGGGTCCTGTTGGCGGTATGAATGGACAGATTCCTATGATGGTCCAGCAGCAGGCACCACAGTTTGTTCCCTACGATGACGGAGACTCACGTGCCCCTCCTCCTAAAAAGAATATGTGGTCCACTTTCTTTGATAATCTAACCGACCCAATTATTGTTGCTATACTCATATTTACTCTATCACTCCCGGTACTCCAGACCTTCCTAAGTAAGTACGCTACCTGGGCGTTCTCTCTCGGCGGTCAGCTCTCGTGGCTCGGACTCATCGCCAAATCGCTTCTCGGCGCCGTGCTCTTCGCACTCTATAAAATGGCAGCAGGTGCTTTCGGTCTCTAAACAAAAACTGTCGGCAAAATAGAGTCATACGAATGAAGTCGCTTCGTTCATTGGTAAAGGGTAATATGGAATGTACCGTCGGTTATGCCATTTTTATAGTCGTTGCCGCCTACGTTTTATACAGCGGACAGCCCGAAACGGTCGGTCTCGGCGCCGGTGTCGCCTTGGTCTTATATGTTCTAACCGGCGGCAATGTACTTGTCAGCGCCGTCCTCGGCTCTTTTGTATCATTAGTAGCACTCTACTATTCCCGGACCCCTATGGTACGTGTAGAGGGCTTTGAATCCGATCGCGACGAAATCAGCGAGGAGGACTACTTGACCGATAAGGAGAAGGCGGCTGTTGTAGAGAAGGGAGAGCACGTTGAGAGCTTTGAGGAGGCGCCTAAGCCAAAGCGGGCGGCGAAGAAGACCAAGAAGGCGAACCCGCCTCCCGATAACGGTGACCGCAGCGAGTTCTTCACACTCGGCAAAAAATACAAACTACCCAACGAAGCGGATGACGAGGAGTATCACTTAGACGCCGGCACAACCTTCATGAATGCCTATAAGTCGCTCAAGCCCGACCAGATTGCCTCTATGTCTAAGGATACACAGGAGTTGATGCAGACACAGAAGCAGTTAATGGGTACACTTGCGACCCTCAAGCCACTCATCACCGACGGTAAGCAGATGATGGAGATGTTTCAGGGTTATTTCGGTAAGGGCGGTATGGGAAACTAAATAGAATTGATGGATAGTTATATGTAATTTGATTATGAGTGTATATAATCAAATTAAATTAGCACGAAAGTGTAAATGATGCGTATCTTTCTCGCATTTCTTGTACTTACTGTATTTCTAACTGCGGCTATCATATATACATATTACGTTCGTCGTGGCGTTATTATGTACGAGGGCTTCTCAGAAGAAGATATTTCTAGCGTTGAAAAGGCGGTCAGTGAGGCGGTTCCCCAAATAGAACCGGCAACAATCGCAAAGGTTCTCACAATTCTAAAACGTATGGCGGGCACTGTATTACAGCCTGGTTTCTTTACAGATGCTATCCGTCGTAGCCAAATGTCGCCCATGGATATGGCACGTGATTATATAAAATCACAGGCGGCGGCGGCGCAAGCAAAATAGTAAGAAACAACAGAGGATGGCACGAGGACTTGCTGGACGATTCAAGATGCGTGGAGGCGGGTTGACCGGTGGCGCCTGCCCGCCAGGCGTTCTATGTATGGATCTCGGCACTATCTTTTGCGTTATTTGTATCGTTGTAATCGTTCTCGGCTTTTTAGCGTTCCTATGGAATCAGACGGCGGCGCCGATGCCCGCTATCAAACCACGTAAATATGCTCCACCGCCCGAAGAGAAGGTTGAACTTGTAGCAACACGTGAGACCGCGCCCCGTATTGGTGCCGGTATTGCTCCTATGCTAGGACCCCTAGGACCTCTTGGTCCCTGGGCGCAGCCGACCCGCGGTACCGGCGACCCCCGCTTCTCGCCCCTCGCCCCTGAGCAATCGTATTACACCCCGCCCGACCCTGGATTCGTCTCCCCACCTATACCCGCCGGTGTCGGTGCTATCATACCTATCAATGTCCAAACCCAGGGCTACCCTGATTCGTACCAACAAATCGGTGTTCTCACAGCGCCCGGCGGCACAGATATGTCCGCCTCCCCCAATCGTACTATTCTACCTCTATTCGGTCGCAAACTTACCACAAACCGTGACCGCTGGAACTATTACACCCGTACCGACGGTATGAATCCCGTTCAGGTACCGCTCCAATTTAAGCGTCGTAATTGTGACGACGATAATGGCTGCGACGAAATCATTACCGGCGATTCGGTCGGCGTACCTATATTAGGTCAGGCATACACCGCCAATGTATTCCGTTACGCTACACCCCGCTACTTACCCGTATAAGTGGCGGTTTAAAAAACGTAGGAAAATCAGAGACGGGGCACAGATGTCCACAACCGCTGATAACTTCTTTTCTTGTAGTGAAACCCCCGCAAATTTTCCATCAGGGTTGAAACTAGCAGACATTGTTGGAAGTTCTACAAGTATATTACGTATAATTTCTCAGATACCAGGTCCAGGAAATTATACCGGTCCTCACGATTTCTTTTTTGATATCAACGAAAATCCCACAACATCTATACAATTTAATGGATTTATGTACAATTTATCGCATTCGTATCTTTGTATGCCTGGTGTACATAAAATATCCCGTGAAGCAAAAGTCTGTGACGCCGAATTAGTGATACTATTCAATCCATCACAAACCACTGCTTCGCAACAAACGCCGATTCTTTTATGTATTCCCGTAGAATCCGGTATTCGTATAAATCCGCAATCTAAGAAATACTTTGCGACACTCACGACCGGCGTCACCGCAAATCGTCCTACACTCGGCTCTATTTTACAACCAAACTCTACCTTCATTACGTACAATGGATTTAATTTTATGTTACGCGTCGGCGATTCCAATACACTCAAGTCGTGCTCTGATATTCCTGTGTCTCCAACAAATAAAGTTCGATACCTGGTCTGCCAGAATGCCATCGGTATGACGACAGAAGACTATCTTCGTTTCAACGGACAACTCGCCCGCAAACCCCGTCCCGTGGGTGCCAATGACTATGCGCCCCTAGAACAACTCGTCAAACCGCCCGTTTGTTTAAACGAAATATCCAAAGACCGCTTTGTACAACTTACCACCCGTATCACAAATGTCGTGATTGAAGCGGGGGACGCCCTGGCAGCCTCGTGTAATGTTAAAAGGACCGGTATAGCAACGAGTGCGCTCAAATGTAAGCCTATTCGCACAAAAGGGGACGGTGGGCTCAGCATAGATATGACGAAGGGCGGAACCACGCTTGATAAGGAACTCTCAAACACACAGGACGCTCTTGATAATATGGATTTGGGAGAGATGGATCCCGGTATATCGGCAACAGGTACTACATCTCAATTTGAACCCGGTGATATTGAACGTGGCATCGGCATCGTTCTAGGTATTCTATTCGGTGTTGTAATGTGTGCTCTCGTGGGCTATCTTATTCAGCGATTCTTATTCGGCGATAGATATGTACAAACCATCGTTGCGAAAGAGACGGCGACAATGAAATTGCCGTCTATACCCTCGTTGCCAAAGATTAGATTACCTGATATTACCAAATTCACTTGCCCCAAAGAGTAGTCGTTGCCCGTATTAGGAATATGGTTTATCATAGAGAAAACGGCGAATGGGTGTGCCCACCCCCGCCGCCCGATGATATAGACTACTATATACAAAAAGGTGCGCCACACTGCGATGCTCCTGTAGTCGGCGCCGAATCGGCAGGATATGCGCCCGCCCTCGGTCACGACGAAGAAGAAACGCCACTCAAGTGTTACATGCTCGACGAAGATAGAGATATAAGCGGAAGTACGCTATTTATTAACGGAGAGGGAAAGGCGGAGCCCTTATCGCCGATGTTACAAATGCAAAATGCTGTAACACATTTAAATCCTGATACAATGAACCCCGGTGTACAGCCTGGTGACATAGAAACGATATTAAGTTGGCTTCTCGCTGCGGTTATAATTCTTATAATTCTATGTACATTAGCATATTATGCTTGGGGTGTGTATAAACAACCGCACGGTTCGTTCTGGAATTTTGTAACGAATTTGGCGCTCAAGTGGCCACGCTGGTGGTGGTGCCCATAATGAAAATCCAACGAAACAGTAAGGTAGGGACCAGAATGAGTTCTAAATGGATTCCGTTTCTGTTTATATTTGCTATCATCGGTATAGTACTTATGATAGTTCTTCGTGACGATAAGTCGCTTATTAGCAAATTTGTACAGGTGATTTCTCGTAACATTGAGGGATTCGCGCCGGCTCCTGTACTAGAAAGCCCACGCTGCCCCACCAACTATACATTCTTCACTGACCGAGTCGGTGATAGTTTCTGTTGTGCCGGTAGTATAAATCCCTATACACACCGCTGCGAAGTGGGTGACGACAACGGACTTTGTGCCTTCCGCCCAAATATGGTAGACCCTCGTAATCGGCACCGTATCCTACCTCTCTGCTCGTCGCTAATTACAGAACATCATACAACACAGCAACAGTCGTGCCCGGATTCCCTGCCCAACTACGCCAGTATCGGCAAGTGCTGTCTCAGCAACCCTGACCTGGACGATTACGACTGCGTAGCATCCGATAATAAGGATAAGACAAAGTATTGTAAATTGTCTGGACCATTGGCTGACGGCGAACAACTCTGTAGTGCTATGAATATGATGGCGACTGCCACGTCATCGTGCCCCGCTCAGATTCCTCAGGCGGTATTTTATAAGACCGGCGCAGCAGAAGTCGCTGCCTACGGTGCCTCAGCGGGAAATCTAATTGTACCAACTTGCTTCGGTATGAACGAAATCTGTATTCCAGACGCAGTCATTGACTATTACCAGAAGAATAATGGGCTCTACAAGGATAAAAATATTCCTACGTGGGCGTACTCTTGTACCGGTTGGTCAACTACGAATGTTAAAAAGGATATGACGGTGGATATGGATAACTCCTACTTACCGTCCGCGTCTTCTTAAACTCGGTTTATTCTTTCATACATTAGAATGTCGTTTACAGGCTCTAATCTATGTAATCAGTCTGCTACTATAATACCGCCATGCGATACATGTAAGGGGGACGGAATGGTATATCCATTGGTGAAAAAAGAGTGTCATATATGTGAGGGGAAAACAACGGCATGTGGAGAATGCGGTGGTTTCGGATATGTTCGTATCATTGAACCTACCAGATGTGAAGACTGTCGAGGATCTGGGCGAATGACTCATATAGCGTTGGTGGGCGGATTGACTTTATCATAAACTCTCCCTCACCGTCTGCGAGTTTGTAGCCGCATCGCTCATAATAACTGCGGACACCGACACCCGAAATCACGGCAATCATCTCATATCCGTCGGCGGCGGCAAGATTCTCGGCGGCTACAAGAAGCTTCTTACCGATGCCCAAATGTTGGGCAACTGGAGTATTGCCGGATGAGCCCGATGATGCGTTGTCGCCCACCGCAAACGTCCTACCATATACATGAAGTTCACGAATGAGTGCGGTTTCGGTCAGTTCAGGAAAGACCTCATTCTTCACTGAGTAGCGAGACGGAATACGCAGTCTCAGGAATCCAAAGAGGACCTCTTCGTCTGGCGATTCCCACGAAATAAAGTACTCCTTACCGCCTTGGGCTAAGTACGACCGTACCTTTAGAGTTCCGTCGACTGGGTCGGCATCATGGCGTCCTGCCTCCCTACAACGAATACAGCGACAGGTTAGACCACGGTCCGTCATCGCCTTCTGGAAATCTTGGCGCTGCGAGCTCGTCTTAATTCCCGCCACAATATACCCATTCGGAATATCCCGTACAATACGGTTATTGCGAATCCATGGATGAACACGAGACTTCCAATAGACAATCACCTCTTCTAGTTCCTTATCTGAGTAGGGAACGTAGGTACCTGCCTTATACTCTTCTAGAATCTTCGTAAACGGTGTAGTTTCACACGGATACACCTTCACCTGGTCAGGATGTAGCTCTTGGAGCACTTTGTCCATCATCGCCTTATCCTTCTCTGGAGTGGCACCTGGCAGATTCGGCATGATATGAATGTCTACCTTGAAGCAGCTATCCCTGAGGAGAGTGAGAGCATTGACTGTATGTTTATGGGAGCAGCCCCTGTTCACACGTTTTAGAATTTCATCGTCCGTATGCTGGATGCCAATCTGTACACGGGTGACGCCCCAACGGCGGAAATCCCTGAGCTCTGCGGGGGTGATACAATCCGGTCGGGTCTCTACCGTTACACCAATAACTCTGTGTTGGCTATTTGTATTGCGGCTCTTCTCTTCTTGGAGGGAGAGGGGCTCTCGTGGTGGATCGGCGGACTTCTCGCAAATATTCGCCGCATAGAAGATATCTCGCATATAGGTTTCTAGATAGGTTTTTGGGTAGGAGTGAATTGTACCACCTAGGATGAGCACCTCAAACTTATCGGTCGGATGTCCGTTCACCTGATACGCCTTGATGCGGGCGAGCATCTGCTTGACGCAATCAAAGCCATTCTGATTGGCACGTAGAACACCAGGCTCGCCGAAAAGGTATGACCTCGGTTGCCCTGGCTCATTTGGACAGTAATTACAATTCCACTTACACGTGAACGTCTGTCCATTGGGGTATGGCGAAAGGAAGATAGTAATCACAGAGACGCCAGAGATGCCGCGGCAGCGGCTAGTAATCAGGGCGTTCTCTAGAAGATGGCTGCGCTCCATCAAACCGAGCTCTTGCTCGGCGAGGTATACCTGGGTAAAGTGGCGGGGCTTAATGCTCATATGATGCTTCCGTTGGAGGTCACGGAATACTTGGAGTTTTGAAATGCCCTTCTCTAGCATTTCAAGCATCTCATAGAGAATCGGTCGTAGAATCTCTTGTTGACTCGTTGGCATTGTTAAGTCTCTCCACTTATAATCTAGGGGGAGAGTCTTACAGTAATCTTCAATATCGGTGATTCGGCTACCATTCTGTGCGAGTTCCATTCTGTTGGTGAATGGCTCACAGTAAAAAAATAGTTTCAATTTTTCTGCTTACATGCCACCACGGAGTCTTAGGACAAGATGGAGCGTAGATTCCTTCTGGATGTTGTAGTCGCTGAGGGTGCGACCATCTTCTAGCTGCTTACCAGCGAAGATGAGGCGCTGCTGATCGGGCGGAATGCCTTCCTTATCTTGAATCTTCGCCTTGACTCCTTCAATTGTATCAGAAGGTTCAACGTCTAGCGTAATTGTCTTGCCGGTTAGTGTCTTCACAAAGATTTGCATGGTGTATATGCCTTCTACTTTATGGCATTTTAAATCGTCAATTTTTGAGAATGAATGGTAAAAAAATGAATCCAATGTCGCCTAATGTATCCTAAGCATCTAACAAAATGCCTAGATGGGTGGATTGTAAGCATTGTAAAGGGAACGGCTGGCTCTATCCT